TCAATTCAACCGACTCAACCACCTGTTTGAGTTCTTTTAGGTCAATGCAATTAGCTCTATGATCAACGTGCCACCCACTTTTACGACACCCTATGTTTACGCTGTAGTATTGATAATTTGAGTTTTTTGGTGCTAACTTCAAAACCCGCTTCGCTTCCTCAATCCCTTTACTCGCCACAAATTCATGCACATTCATAACAACCCCTCACATTCTAAAATAGCTTCATTCAATTCACGCATATCCGCAGGCAAATACGGTAATTCTTTTCTTACTTGGCGTATAGCGGCTTTTGCTTCTTTCATGCCACCAGACTCTATAATCAAGTCGTACTTCGCTATAAGGCGCTCTAATTCAGCTACAGGCACATCAATATTGCATGTCATATCCTTGTAGCCTAGCGGCATCACAACATACAGCATGTGGCCATGAAACACAGCTTCATCACACGCCGTCTTAGCCTTATCCCAGCCGTAGGTTTTAATCAGTTGTTTTGGGGTCATTTTACACCTACTATGCAGTATGCTTTTTTAACATCATATTCTTTCATGTAGTTTTTTTGGTTAACTATACACTGCTTCATATTGGCTTGAGGTATGCTAACAGATGCTCCAACACCGCCGTTATAGTTTGAATTAAATAAAATCACCAAGTAGATTACGTTTATCATTTCACTTGCTCCATTGCATCACGCATTTGAATAAGATCTTCTAGGGTTTTTTCTTCATAATCTCCTACCAATTCATGACAGTAGTATGCGTAAATTCCAGTATCATGTGAACAACAATTTTTAAAATCGTCATCATCCTCAAAATCAAGCGTTGCGCCCAACACATAGCCTAAATCACTCAAAGCTTTATAAACTTTATTCAGGTGTTTTTTACTAGTAATGGCTATCTTCATATTTTTAAACATTGTTTACCTCCTCAAAAATCATCCACAATCTCATGCTGACTCGCATCATACACAAAACTGTAGTATTCAAACTCGTTAAGTAAAACCTGATTCAGTACCACGTGGCAGCATTCCTCTACCAACTGATTGTACCGTTCCAGCGTGATGTATAGACCTTTAAACCGCCCACGGATTGCCAATCCTGTGAGTTCTGCGCCGTGTATTATTTTGGTTTTCATGATAAGTCTCCTAATCAGAAACCCTACAATATAACAGTATTATATTTATGTCAAGTGACTATTCCATCAATAATAGCTTTGCTAGTGCATCTGCAATTTATCTCCTCTGCTGGTAACACCCACTTACCATCAAGATATAGACCCTTATCGATATCAAACACAGTGCCGTTTGCTTTAACATGGCTAGGTCTCGGTCGCTCTCCCGCATGACTATGCACCCACACCGCCTTAGTAATCCCCAGCTCTTTACGCCGTGCCATTTCAATGACCGAGTTCGCCTTAGCCGCCTGATCCCGTGCAATCAGTTCCGCGCGGTTGCGTGTGATGTGGTACGAGTGCTGCAACTCATCCGCTAGCGTCTTGAGATCAAAGCCACCCTTCACCGACGCCCACACGGATTGTTCTACTTTTCCAAGGTACTGCACACCAATGGATTTGATTAAACCCACATTCTCTCCAATGGCAGCTTTTAGCGCTTCTTCTGCAAACGGCGTTAACTTTAGTCGCACAGTGAAGCCTGCTGCGCGTAGATGGCGTTTTAGCTGCTTATCGTAGTTATGTACCGACTTGGTGACAAAAACCTCAGCAATGCGATCTGAGAGCGAATTAAGGCTATTGTTCCACTTGTCCATTAGATAATCTATGGCGTGACCCAACCAATCGCTAAAACCGTCCATCGCCACCATAGAGGATTGCTGTTTGTAATTCTCCATGATGGTTGTGTTTATCTCTTTTCTCATGTCGTTAATGATCTTCATGAGTTCGCGTTTATACCAACGCTGTATTCCAAGGTTAGGATAGATAGCAGGTAGGGTAGTGGGTTGTTTTTTTCTCATAGCATTAACCGTAATTGAACCATTGGTGTGGTTTGGTAAATATATCTCTATTTCGCTTCATTATGTTTAAATAAAAAGGAATGACTTGCAGATTATCCCAAGTGTGTCTACCATCCAGTTTTTCAGAACCAAGCGGTCTCGTGTGATCTATATTCCACTCAATACCAGTTAGATTTTCTCTCAAAAATCTAAGCTCCACGCATTGCTCGGTAACAAACATATCAAGTTCTGACAATTCATAATCTATCTTGTTTGGGTGTTTTCTTTTAACCCTGTTTATTACGCCATTTACCGCAATCTTAACTTTGTTTTCTTTCCTGTATTTTGCTGACCTCTCTTTGCTGTTGTAAGAGACTTGCTTTTTTACTTTTTTTGAGTTTGCTTTCATTATCTTAACTAACTCCTTATTTTCCTCCCTCCATTTTTTTGATATTAGCTTCTGTCTATCCTTATACTCTTGACTTCTTTTTTCGTGGTTAATTTTTTGTCTTTTTGCGTTGTGCTTCTTGTGTTGCTCACATAAGCACCTACCTGTTTTTGTGTTTCTAAGATATATATTTTTATACGGTCTGCATGGCTTTAAGTTGAAAAACTTATCTATTCCTCGCTCAATCGCTGTTTCTCTATCGATAATATGGAAATACATATTTTATCCTTTTGGTGAAAACTGTTGCTATTCTAGCATAAATAAAAACGCGCTACGCGCGTTTCTATAAACTCCCTGTGAAAATGATGCTAATAGTGTTAACTATGTCTCATTAATAGCAACCATGTGCGCTTGGTGAATTAAACACATGCTTGTGCAAATATCCTCACCATCTTTATTAAAAACGTCAAATGTATACGTGCCATCCTGTTCATCATAAACAATATGTATGGTATTCCCATTTGGATATTTAATTACATCGCCATTAAATTCGATCATGCCTTGGTTCATTCCGGTCTCCGACGTAGTGACTCTTTCCAATCACCTGTGTAGTTGAATGATGGGGCTTTACGGAATCTAGAGCTATTGTTGTTTAAAAAAAATGCAGAATATTTTTCATTTATCACTGGATACTCAAAATACCAATTAGCTCTCCCATCTTCATCCATTGCCTAGTATTTCGCATCTATTGGAGCAATCCGCCAATCAATTTCAAATTCATCCAACCTCTCTCCACAATCAAAACACTCCCCACGATTAAGTGTTGTGTGGATATGTAGGCAATTCCCATTTTCATCTTTTGTTAAAAGATAAGCTTGATCACGCCGCGAATTCTCCGAAAGCATGGCTTCTGCGTAATCAAAAGCCCATTTAACCAACTCAAGATCATCAACATCCTTGTATAGGGGATTTATTAAATGTAGCTGTGCGTACTCATGTGCTAGTTCTAGTTTAGTTTTCATTTCCCCAACTCCTTCAATTTGCGAAGCTGCTCAACGACGATTTTGATTTCTTCTTCGGTGCGCCATGCACCCAATTTTGCGTAAGCATCCATTCTTTTTTGATCAGTTATATGTGCTTTGGCATACCCACCAACACTTGTTGGACTAAGTACATAAAAAACTTCACCCACTTTAGGCTCAAAAGGCGCTGGCACTTCGATTTCAAGTTTTACGGTGCGGGGTTTGAGGCGGAACTGATGATTTGGTAAGTCAAAATCAGTAATCCAAAAGCCATTTTTCTTACCCTCTAAATCAGTCCAATCTTGATACCATTTATCAAATTCATCTCTAAACTGGACATTTTCACCCTTAGCCCACGCGAGTTTTGCCTCTGCACCGCTGATCAATTCACCTTGTGGCTTAGCGAGTTCACGGAGTTGGGGTAGTGTGATTTCTCCAAACTCACTCTCATTGAACGTACTTAAAGCACTCGAATATGTTAAATCACCATCACTGTCTGCAAATAAATACGGGTTATTAGAATAACTAACTTTGTTTTTTTCCACATGCCATGCATAACCCAACTCAAAAAACAACTCTTGAGCTTCACGGCTTTCAGCTTCATTGTTAACTCTGATTTTATATTGCTTCATTTCACTATCTCCTAATAGATAAACCACTATATAACACTGTTATAATAATGTCAATAAGAAACCCACCGTTGTGGTGGGTTTGGGGTTAAACAAAAGTGGCTTCTGCAAAGTTACCAATGCGCTCTAAAGCAATAGCAGCCTGCTTTTCAAAATCCTGAACAATTTCTTCTTGACCATTAAATTCGAAATCAAATGGAACGGCGACAAAGTGAAGTAATTTTAACGGAACACCTCGCGCAGCTTCTTGAAGTGTTAATAGTTTGTAAGCACCAGTGTTTTCACCTGCCACAGAATCAGCTAGCCACATTTTCTTGCTGGCGTTACAAATAAACTTTCCTTTATCCTCTCCCGCTAAAACTTTAACCTCCTCAGTTACCACAAAAAGATTATCGTTAATAAAAAACATAGTGCATCTCCCAATAAAGAAAGCCCATTATAACATAACAGGCTTTTCTGTATAATCAGTATTTCTTATATGGGTTAGCCATCCCAACCTTCACCAAGAGCAGACCAGTCGTATAAAGACCTTCCGCCTTGCATAAAAGTTTGGAAATCATCAAGCAACAGCAAAAGTGCTGCGCGTTTTTCTTCACTCATCTTCATTGCTCAACTCTCCCATTAAATCTGGCATCTCTGGCACCTCATCTGGATCAATCGCACCATACCCGCCGTCTTCATCTTGTGACAAACGGTTACGCTCATCTTCTTGCGAAATCACACCGCTATCAATGAGAATCTGCGCAACCTGTGCCTTTTTAAGATTCACATCGGCACGCTCAGTATCGTTCAATTGGTGCAGGCTTGCAAACTCAAACACGATATTGTTATCAATCTCGCCGAACATGGACATCTGCATAATGCGCAGTACATGCATAATCTGTGGCAGGATAAACGCATTCTGTAAGCTTGAAATCCAGTCGTTATAGACGCGTATCTCGCCATCGCTTGACGCATTCAACCCTGACGGAGTAATGCCTGTAAGCTTCACCAGCGGCGTGTGGGAAGGCATCGCCATGAGTTCTTGAGACTTAGCCCACAAATCTACAAGTCCTGTCAACGGCGTATTGATTTGCATCAAGTCTTCGCCTGTCATATCCATGAGCAGGATGTTCAGGTTGTCACGGAACTGGTTCAGGACATTGGTACGCATAAGCAGCTGGCTTACACCATCATCACCACCTGACAGGATGTTTTCCATGTCGGTTTTAAGCGCCGTCAATGAGAACTTGCTAATTAAGTCGCTAATGCTGTCTGTGTCACGCTGGAAACGCTCCACGTAAGGCTTCATGATTTGAATCCATGACAGGCCACCAAAGTTGTATGCAGGCTTGATCAAGTCTGGAACAGGGCGAGTCACCAAGGTAAGCAAACGGTCTTGATGGATATTCACACCCTGCACAAACCAATTGTTGACCTTGTAGAAGTCAAAATCCAATGGATTGCTCGCATTAAACGCGGCAGGGGAGGAGTGGATAGGCTCAATCAGAATCATGCCCATGAAGCTATCTTTTGGGACATTCTCATAAATGAGTGGAACGTCTGTTTTGTCGTCTTGACCTTTAATCTTTAAGAACAAGTGAGACATCCCGAATATGCCCTCATTCTCAATATGACGGCGGAACAGATCACGCACCCCAATACGCTCAAATTCTTCTGTTAAGCGCTGCACCTTGTCATTACTTGTATCGTCGCCGTCCCCCTTAACCTTGATCTTTCCCCATTCACGAGTCATTTCAAGCGCATTCGTCTCTGGTACATTACGATAGTCACCCGACTGAGCCAAGATGGTCAAAGTCGGATAACCCATGAATCCACCGAAAAACGATGGGTCTGTATTGACCGTTGCCGCAATAGAATTACATGAGTCCATCGCAACAGGGGCGGTCTTTACATCAGGTGGCAGCACATGCGGCAGCGGTTTATGTGCAACCATACGCAGCTTTTCTTTTGGCTGCTGCATACGTGCAAGTAATGCATGCTGGGATTCTAGGATGCGTGTTTGTCGCTCGAGCGCTTCAACTTCACGCTGTCTTAGTGTTTTCTTTTTGGTCATTAAAATACCCCATTCAATGCATTCGGGTTGATGTTTAGGCCGCTTTTCACTGGTGCAATCGTCATAATGAAAGCGTCTCCCTTGTTTGGTGAGGGAATTCCGCGCTTCTTCATGTCTTTCTTGGATTCTACCATAACGCGGCCATTCTTATCATAGTCAACTTGAGGGCGAGACAATTCTGCTTTAAGGTATTCTAAATCCTTCATATCACTAGACAAGGATATCAGATCGTCCACAGGGAATTTATCGCCGTGGTTAATCGCACGCCAAGTATTGTAAAAACGGTCACGTGCAGCCCACCACGCCTGTGCTTTCACATTGGCAAACATATCCTTGTTCTTTTTGCCGTCAATGTACGAGTTTTCAGGCTTATGCACGGCGCCACCAGCGTTAAAGCCAATACATTGAACCTTTCCATCCTTACGCTTAAACTGCGCCTTAGTGCCAGAACCCATACCAATCGAGTCGTAAACAAGGCGGTCAATGTTGTTGTCCAATGAATATTGATAAGCCCGATCCGCCGAGTAGATAATATCCTCTCCACGCCATTCTACGCAGTCCATGACCACTGAGCCATGACGATAAACAATAGCATTGGAATCGGGACCACCATCGGCAACATCGTAACCCGCAATGCGCTTACCCTCAGCAGCAAAGCCAAGTTTAATATGCGCATCCACGGCGGCTTCAATCCAAGCGGGTTTGATGATTGCAAATTCGCTATCCGCAACAGGCTCGCCTAACCAGATGTGCCGATACAAATCGTAGTCACGCTTTTTGCATTCTTCCATTTCAAGTCGCAAAACCTCTGGAAAATGCGGGTTATCGAAATAATTGGCCTTGATATTTACACAGTCGCTAGGCGGATCAATAACGAATCTTTGATATGTGGCATCCAAGATATTCTTAGGGTTGAATGAAATCCAGATTTCCGAGTTTTCTTTACGAATCGTTGGAATTAAAACATCCCAAGATTCTGCTGTAATCGCCTCTGCTTCCTCGCACCACACAAAAGATATGCCTTCGAGTGATTTGATTTTACTAATGTTGTTTTTTAATCCATAAAACATGAACAAACTATTTGTTCTTATGTGGCGAATATATTGTTTTTGAACCTCAAATTCCGCCGTGTAACCGTGTCGATCAATCGTATCTGAAATTAATTGAATCACAGAATCGGCAATCGACCCCTGAAACTCTCGACAACATAAAAAGCGAAACTCTCCATGTCTCGCAATTTCCACGAATATTCTGGCGATGGCCCAGCTTTTTCCTGAGCCACGTCCTCCTGCGAGGATTTTGTACCGAGCAGCTTTTTTTAGTGGTGAAAATACGGCGGGTATTTTATTGGACATTTCCACCCCTAGAAAAAGTATAGCCTCTAGATTGTTTTTGCTTACCTAAGCAGCAAGCATAGACAGAAGCTGGAGGGAAACCAAATTCAGCAAGTTCTTTTCGACTGTTGAAATAAAACTTTTCCCCTGTCTCAATATTTGTTGCGGTAATTGTCCCTTTGTAGTTTCCGTTTCTTTCCGCTCCAGATGAGCCTCTCAATCCTGTTCTGTATGCATGTTTTTGATTTTCACCAGATGTGCATATTTCTAGATTGGAAACATGATTATTGGTTTTATTCCCATCGATATGATTCACATATTTCCTTTCCTCTGTGAATCCAATAAAAGCTTCGGCAACTAACCTGTGAATCCATAAACCCCTTTTTCCGCTGCCAGCGCCTAATCTGATAAAATAATAACCGTGAGTGTCCTTTGTCGGTTTAAGCATCATTTCTTTGTAATTAGCAATAACGCCGTCTTTTTTCAAGATGCGTCTATGCATTCTTTTAACCTTTCCGCAATCACTAATAAGATAGTCTGGAAAGTCTTTTATTGGTTTCCAATTCATGCTTGGTATACTCCGCTTCAACTTACTGAAGTATACCATATATCTTAATCCTCAAACAAATCAGGAATTGGGATGGGTTTAATTTCTACAACTGAGTCAATCTCTTGTTTTTCAGCCAAACCTTCAATTCGAGCAATAATTGTACCCGACATGTCCCCAGACGTTGCGCCGTCTACGTTGTGAGCCGTCATCATTGTACACAATTTGTTAAAGATAGCCGAATATTCTGGCCTTGCGCCGTAATCTTTGAGTGTACTTAACCCCACCCCCATGTGAGCAGCTAACCCATACTGAGTCATCGGGCGAGCATGTGGAACCTTGTCATAGTTGATCACACCCTGAAAAGAAGCCGTGATTGTTTTCATCACAGGGTTGTTTTTCACCCATTCAATATACTCAAGTCCTAGATTCTCGAATTCCTCTGGAGTATCAAAAGC